GAATAGGCTAGATTGGATGTTTTGTCTCTATGCAAATTGAATGAAATGCGACAGACCGATGCAATAGTATATCACGCCTTATTATAGAAGAAGTTTAGATGATCATTCCAGTCAAATGCTTTACTTGTGGAGAAGTCCTAGGAGACAAATATCTATTCTACTTGGAACAGACACGCAAAAAGAAACTCAATAAGGGCGTTGACGTAGACCGTCTATTGTATTTAACCAAAGAAAACACAGCAAAGACCCCCGAAGGCGAGGTTCTCGACACCCTCGGTCTTACAAAAATGTGCTGTCGCCGTCATATGCTCTCACATGTTGATGTAGAGTAGATAGATATTCTCCCATTATATTGTTATTTTTGTTATTATCTTTGTATAAACTATACCGCGTAGAATGCCTAGTACCAGAAAAGCAACTCGTAGACATGCTGCTATTAAGAAGGGTAAACGTACCCGTGGCAAACACAGCAATGCCAAACACAGCAATGCCAAACGCAGCGCACATCATAAGCGCAAGCGCACAGCATCCAAGCGCAAGCGCACTGCGCACCACAAGAGACGCAGACACACGCGTTCTATGCGTGGGCGCCGCGGTGCGATGAGTGGTGGTGGCACAAGCGACCTGGTGCCTAGTCCATGGATACCCTCCGATCTTACCAATATATACCGAACAAGTGTTGGCGGTGTTATGAACACCACCAACGCCATGAGCGGGTTAGAACCTGACCCTAGCCCTCTTCCTTATAAGGGTCAATTAGTCAGCGATGACAACATGGTGGGAGAGATCTTGCGCATGGCCTAACTGACACATATTATGTACTATTTTCTATTCGTACTACATAATGTTCAAGTCTTTGCCACCTAAGGGACTATGCAAGCCATCTAAGTTCTACTTGTATTTATCTATCGCTGGAATCGTAATGTCTGTCATCCAGAATATACGCAAGTTTGATAACTCCAACTACAAGTGCGGGTCATTTAGCGTTAATGTCCCAAGCGTGATGCTTATTTTTGCATTCAAGATTGTGTACGTGTTGTTCTGGACATACGTCCTCAACTTGTTATGCAAAGACAACAACGTGCGCCTCGCATGGCTTCTAGTCTTATTCCCTGTTATCCTAATGTTTGTTATTTTGGGCATGCTTTTGTTGACAGGCGGTGTCAAGAAGGACGCAGGCAAGGAAGGGTTTAGCGAAGGTCTCGGTGATAAGGAAAGTGAAGCAGATGAAGACAAAGAAGACAAGGAGGAAGAAGCGGATTCAAGTCCTATCCCTGAAGGGTTTGGTGGATGTAATAAAAAGAAGTAAACCCCAGTTACCCCTATGGTAGATGGCTCATACTATGTTTACTATGTTACGTTTGATTAATATCTAATTTCAGTTCAAACTCGTATCGGGTTGGTGGAACAACCTGACTTCGTCGGGTCATGACATTTCGTGTGCAAAACACAATATATATGTTATGACGCATCAAAATATAAGGAGTGTACACAGTATACAGTATATAGTGATACATGGAAGATATTGCATGGAAGTTGATCGATAAATATTTCACAGACAACCCGTATAATCTGGTGGCGCATCATCTGGATTCCTATAACGATTTCATCGATGTAGGGATTAAGAAGGTGATTAAGGACAGTAATCCCCTTCGGTTCATCGAAAAGCTTGATAGAACTGGGTCTTCCGACCGTGACCCATACGAGTTGAAAATATACCTAGGCGGTCGCGACGGATCTCAGGTTTTCCGCAGCAAGCCCATCATATACGACGACGATAAGATGGATGATGTCAAACTCATGTATCCCAATCTAGCACGTCTGCGAAACATGACATACGGAGTGAATATGTACTACGACATTGTAATTGACCTATTTTATTACCATAAGGGAGAGAAGGTGGAACACACCATCACGTTGGATCGCGTATTTATGTGCAAAATACCCATTATGCTCCATTCAAACCTTTGCCTACTTAATTCTCTGAACAAGGAAAATCGTTACAACATGGGTGAGTGTAGACACGATTTTGGTGGGTACTTTATTATTGACGGAAAAGAGAAGGTTGTCGTAGGCCAAGAAAAGTTCGCAGACAACATGATGTATATCAAAAAACACTCGTCAGACAGCAAGTATCTGTGTTCTACAGAGGTACGGTCGGTTTCTGAAGATCCATCCAAACCCGTCAGGACGTCGTCTGTGAATCTTGTGGCCGCGTCACCCAAGTTTTCTAACCTGAATATCGTGGTAATGGTTCCCAATGTACGCATCCCTGTCCCCCTTTTTATACTAATGCGCGCTCTGGGAGTGGTTTCAGACAAAGAGATTATCGAGTACTGTCTGTTGGATTTGGATGCGAACGAACATCTTGTAGATCTATTTATCCCGTCGGTTCATGATGCGGATAAGGTTTTCTCACAGGAGGCGGCGCTGCATTACATCAAGGAATTCACCAAACGACGCACTGTCAATGGAACACTGGAGATTCTGATGGACTTCTTCCTCCCTCATGTCGGAACGCGCAATTTCATCGATAAAGCCTACTTTGTGGGTCATATGGTGAACAAACTGCTACGAGTGCATACCAAGGTGGACTCCCCGACAGACCGTGACAACTTTATGTACAAGCGCGTGGATCTTACTGGAGAACTTATGTATCAACTGTTTCGAGAGTTTTATCTTCTACAAAAGGCAGAGTTTGAGAAGCGGGTAGATTCAGAGTTTTACTATTCCGCCGAGAAAAGTAGTCCATATATAAACGATTTTCCTAGTTTGATTGAGACCAATCACAATGCCTTTTTCAAATCGAATGTTCTCGAGAGCGGAATACGTAAGGCATTCAAGGGTAAGTGGGGAGCAACAGAACGTACGACCAAGATCGGGGTGGTTCAAGATTTAAATCGCTTATCCTACAATTCGTATATATCGCAACTACGCAAGTTCAATCTACCACTTGACCCCACCGCCAAAGTGACGGGACCAAGACTGCTACATGCGAGCCAATGGGGGTACATAGATCCACTTGATACACCTGATGGTGGTAACTGTGGTCTTCATAAACACATGGCTATTTCCACACGTGTGACAATTGGTGGTTCGGCCACACCAATGATCACATGGATGCGCACAAAAACCACTATGAAGTTACTTCCTGAGGCAAATACGCGTACGATCGCGGCATTTTCCAAGGTATTTGTGAACGGTCAGTGGATAGGAGTATTGGATAATCCCATCGAGACTATTGCTATGTTCAAGTTGCACCGACGTGCAGGACTCATGCCTAGTTACAACAGTATCTCGTTTAAATACGATACTCGTGAGATTTACATATACACTGACGCTGGGCGCCTGACGCGTCCACTCTACTACATACGTAACGGAACACCAAGTTACGACAACAAGGCCGTTCTTAAGAAAATTATGGAAGCCCCTTCTGAATATAACTGGACTGATGTGGTGCGCGGGTTTGGTGAAAAGGCTGAGAAACATAATGCGACCGATATGTACTACGATATTAAAGACATGTATCCAGCAATTTACGCAACGATGGAAAATGACGCTAATGCAAAACTTGATGCACAATTCAATGGAAAACTTGCAGTAGTCGACTACATCGACACATCTGAAGAGAGCTCACAATTTATAGCAACCACCTTTAACGACCTTAAAGTCAGTAATCAATACACACATATGGAAATACATCCTTCACTCATTCTGGGCGTGATGGGCAACTCTATTATTTTTCCAGAAGAGAACCCGTCATCACGAAACACATTCTCATGTGGCCAGGCGCGTCAGGCGGTGTCAATGTACCATAGCAATTTTCAATCACGTATCGACAAGATGAGTGTGGTATTGAACTACGGTCAAGTTCCTCTTTTGAAATCGCGATATTTAAAATATATCAATAACGAGGAACTTCCGTGTGGAGTAAATACGATTGTAGCCATTATGTCATACACAGGATATAATGTAGAGGACGCCATATTGATCAACCAGGGTGCGGTGGATCGCGGGTTGTTTCGCACCACCTACTTTTCCATGTACGAAGCGCGCGAAGAGACCGAAAACATGACCACTGGCAGCGCGGATACACGCTTCGCAGACGTTCTCAAGGTTCCTAACGTGGAACGCGTCAAACCCAAATACGATTACGATAATCTAAACGAGTTCGGCATCATTCGTGAAGGGACGGAAATGGACGACAAAAAGGTCGTCATCGGAAAGGTCGTTTCTAGTTCAGATATTATGGAGAACCCTGTGGACGACTCAGTTTTCCCAAAAAAGGGGCAACTGGGCATCGTGGACAAGGCCTTTGTCACCGAAGGCGAAGAGGGGACACGAGTCGCCAAGGTACGCGTGCGCGAAGAGCGCATCCCCGCCATCGGCGACAAGATGGCGTCGCGTGCGGGACAAAAGGGAACCATTGGCCGCATTATCCCCGAAGCCGACATGCCATACACAAAGGATGGCTTAGTGCCTGATTTAATCATCAACCCGCACGCCATTCCGTCACGTATGACCATTGGCCAGTTGATGGAATCGGTCATTGGTAAGGCAGGGTCTATGATAGGTGGATACGGCGACTGTACTGCATTCACCACCAAAGGCGCCAATACAGATGCATTTGGACGCGCATTGGTACAAAATGGGTTTCATTCATCAGGTAATGACATCATGTACAGCGGTATGACAGGAGAACAACTTGGAGGAGACATATTCATGGGGCCTACTTATTACATGCGTCTGAAACACATGGTCAAGGACAAGATCAACTATCGCGCAGATGGACCAAAGACTGAACTCACTCGCCAAGCGGTGCAGGGACGTGCCAAAGACGGCGGTCTCAAGATTGGTGAAATGGAACGCGACGGAATTATGGCGCACGGCGCGTCTGCATTTCTCAACGATGCGTTCATGAAAAGGTGTGACGAATATAAGATGCTGATATGTAATAAGACGGGAGGTGTCGCGGTCTATAACTCCGAACTGAACCTCATGATGAGCCCACACGCCGATGGTCCGTTACGGTTTAACACCACCACGGATGGAAGTCCACCTACGCTAGATAGAATGACCAAGTTTGGTCGTTCTTTTAGCGTCGTGCGTGTTCCATTCGCGTTCAAACTGCTTCTTCAGGAACTACAGGCAATGAACATTCACATGAAGATCATTACCGCAGCCAATGTCAACAACCTGCTCACAATGAACTATTCTGATAATATTAATAAGTTATTGCGCAACGACGACAGTGACCTAGGTAACCTGATGAAGCAGGTAAGTCGTGAAATAAATGCAGCAATACATAAGGGAACTCCTGCACTTCCTGAGGGTCGTCTTCGTCCTACACCAATAGAGAACCTGAGCGCGTCTATGGAGGATAATCTTGATAGTGACAGCATTCCGTAT